CCATTTGTTTCTCGACTTCATCATTGGCCCACACAATTCTGAACATTGGTCGGCCTGTATCGGAGTCGAGTCCGTAATAATCAACTAGACGTTGGTTCAGGGTTTCAATCGTTTCCATTTTACTACCTACACACCATTTTCAATTATCCACTTACCAAGTGAACGAACATAAATCAACATCAAGGATCTATTCTGAGCAGCAGCTAGTCCTACTAGAATATTTCCTGATGTTCCAATTGTAATTCCACCATCAGTCGGGACTAGAATTACGAATCCGCTAAATCCCCCACCGAATGATGGAACTATTGTATTGATTTGGGTACTTCCAGTTACTTTCACGATATCAGTTTTGGGACTAATACTTGCAGCCGATGCCAATGTAGATTCACTTAGCTTTGACGTTGTTCCTGGTATCATCTCTCCTCCTCCACCATGAGATGAATTCGTGTAGTTTCGCCCCCTGTATCTACACGTGAGTGATGTTCTAAGTCGGCTTAGACCATTAAGGGAGCCACCACCTGATGACTACCAACTAAACAGGTGTATATTTACCTGTCGCTGGGTTGTATAGAAATAGATTCGCCACACCAGCTACACTAGCTACAGCAGTCTTAATATTACCTGTAGCCACCACACCAGCAGCTCCAGCAAATTCAATTGCTAGCATATGTGTATGTGAAACTGGTGGAACGATTGTAGCAACAGCTACGTTACCAGTCAAAATAGTCAAGAAAGTAGTAGGTGCAATTGATGCTGCACTAGCTAAAGTAACAGGAACAGACTGACCTGTAGGTGAAACCTGACTCCAATCGGATGCTATTAGGGGCATTTCATGTCTCCTATTTCGTACTAGATTTCAGTATCCGACGGGAACAGCAAGTTGATTAATGTAACTACACGCCGCGGGATTATTCACGTACGTTTGCATCCCCACAACCATGTAGAAGATTTCCGCTGCCGCTACACCACCACTGGGTCCACGAATCTCGAAGATTTTCCTTCCATCAGTTGTATAGAATCCGATGGGAAGAATTTCCGCGCGTCCCCACACTTCATCAACAATAAAGTCGATGCGTGTTTTATCCCAACTGAAACTGGGTTTAACTCCAGCTCCAGCTAGTTGCATATTGCTTCCAAAATACATATTCAACCCTTCTTCCTTGGTTGTTTTCTGTATGATGGAAACCAATTGACCGATTTCTTCGTATGCCTGCATCTGACATGGATGCAACCACGCTGTTGGATTGAATGTATTCTCAATTCCAACTCTATTACCGATTTTATTCATAGCCAATCGTGGAAGTGGTAAAGTCATTGCGTTATTATTAGCATTCACGTTATTGGCACGAATCTCTGGAGTAGTCGTACGACTAAATCCAAGCCAAGTTCCAGATGAATCATTGGAATGGTGATATGGAACTCCAAACAATCCCTGCATTGACTTTGGAGCCGTAATTCCATTAGTTACAATCTTATCAGTTCCAATTACTCCAGGAATCTGTGGAGTGATGTTAATAGTCTTATTTTCCACATCGTAGAATGTAATTTTTCCACTTCCCTTATTTGTATCCAATGCAGCATTAAAGATTTGAACTGTCTGATCATATCTCATCAGACGAATTCCAAATCCATCAGTGGTGCAAGTAATGACATTAGATCCACCTGCAGGAGTATCACTAGTAACTACACCAATGACTCCATCTCCCGCCTGCATCATCTGACTATCCAACTGACGACGCATTTCATCCAATGCCGTGGAAGTCAATTTACGGACAGCATTGATTACAGCTTTACGTGCATCATCAGTTGCCCATTGAGTCAATTTAGTGTATTCGATATTCTCTGACAGAAATACGCAGTTGAGTACGGCCTTATCAAAGGTCGAACCACCACCGCGACCAAGATCCCCACCATCTGGGTTGAAATATTGAAAACTTCCACCCGGACGAATTTCCAGCGGAACTCGCATCTGACGGTGCGAGATTTTTTCAACTTCCCTTTTCTTGATATTCGAGTAAAATCTGTCATCACGCTCAAACAGCATACGAACTTTAGGAATTACCTTCTCTAGTTCAGTTGCTGCTACCTGAGATTCGGTTACGGCCATAACTTGCCCCCTAATCCTTCATTAGAAATTCTAGTGTACTCATTCCTTTCGGAATATCTTTCCCACTTCTGATTTTTCCACTTGAGGGGGCTGTGGATCGGCCATTACTAACTGATGGACTCTTTCTGGTAGTGAGAGTCTCACTTTCAACCTCTTCAGTTGATCCATTTCTGCGACCCAATCCTCTTAAGGCTTCATTTCGTGCCCTTTTTATCACTGATGGCAACAGTGTCTTGGCCTTAGAGAGATAGGCTGATTTAATCTTGTCTGTAGAGTCTTTATCGAAATTCTGTTGGAATGCTTTCTCCCACAATTTATCCAGAATTCCACGAAATCGTGAATCCTTTACAATTAATGATTCCAATGACTCGAATGCATCTTTAGTTGCATTTTTCTTCACATAATCAGTCATCGTTCCATTAGGATCGATGTTCTGATCGATTGTACTTCTTAAAACATTGTCAGCCCGTGTCTGTAAGTCTGTTTTAGTGGACTCGAACGAACTCATTACTCTTTGTTGTTCTCTTTGTTGAAATTCTCGTTCTCTATTTTGTTCATCAGGTCTAACTTGTCTAGATAATGGTTGGGGTGGCTGAAAATTCTGACTTCCAAACACGAATTGATTCAGAATATTAGCTGCCGCCTGTAATGGTTGTCCGTTTTCTCCGAGTGCGCGGGCCTCTTTAACCATCGTAATGATGGTATCTTTGACAACATTACCCAAAACATGATAATAAGCCTGCGGATCTACTGATCTCAGCGTAGGAAGATAATTATCAGCTATTCTAAGGAATGATTCATTGTTTTCCTGTTTTGCTGCCTTTAGAATAGATGTAATATCACCATTCATTATCTCAGATTCAACACGATCCATGATTCTAGACTTCTCTCCAGCAGCTTTAGCCTCCTGAACTGTTGGAAAGACTTCCGTAAATTGTTGTTCCCTATAGTATGCCTTCTCAAGATAGGGGAAATCCTTGAATAGTTTCGGATATTTAGCTAGAATTTCCTTCCGTCGAACTGGTGTCGTTAATTCTAGATCTTCTTCCTTCGGTCCCTTTAATTCTTCTTCAAGTTCCGTTAATTCATCTACTTCCTCTTCGTCTTCTTCTGTTTCGTCGTCTTTTTCTTCGCCATCATCTACCTCATCTTTAATCTTTTTCTTAGGTTCTATGTCTAGAACTTCTTCTGGTTCTTCACTCAGTAGTTCAAATGTATCTTTTCCTTCACTTGAATCAACTTCACCACCAACTGATCCATTTCCATCATCTGGTGCCATCAAATTATTGAATAGTTGGTTGCGCATTATTTGTCTCCTGACCGGCACCACTCGGTGGTTTAGGTGCTGAACCTCCATTACCCTGACTTGGTGGAGGATGCATAGCCATTTGTTGTTGCATCTGTTGCTGTTGTGCCATCATTTGACGTTGCTGAATCACCATCGTATGAGCTTTCATGTGCAACAATACATTCTCATATCCTGGAGGATTCTCCAATTTACAGAGTCTACCCGCATCAGATACAAGCCATCTACGATCTATATCTGATGCCAATTGATGATTATCCAAATCTGGATCTATTTCAACTGATGGCAGTCTTTGTGGTGGAGGAGGTGGCATTCCATTCATTTGAGCTTGTTGCACCATCATTGGATCTGGTGGCATTTCAATTGGTTCACTATTTATAAGTTGTTCAATTTCTTCGTATTCCTTATTTCGATCATCTTCACCAGGAATCACGTAATCAGTTAGTCCGATTGCGCGTCTCAAATACGGCATATTTTCAGGAGTTGCAAGAGTTGCATTGATTCCTTCATTATTTAGTTTGAATAATTCCATAATTGCATCTTTTTGTTGATTCCATGTAATTGGAAGATTCTCATTAGCTTCCAACTCAACCGATCCAATCTTACCTTCTAACTCAGATTTACGGATGAAAACATTGACGAAATTACCCATTTCATTCTTTTTAACTTGTTTTTCATCATCTACCATTATTTTAATGTACAATGGAATAGCTTTACCGAATATTTCCTTCCACCATGCTAGTAACATCTTCCATGTAGTCTGCAACCTTTGCAAGGCTTGGGATCGACTCATACTGTATTCACTGGCAGTTCTAGACCCCGACATTTGACCGCCGAATAATGATGGAAGTGCGCCAGATACCAACTGACCTAT